CATGCTTATCTGTTTCTATAATGGCTTTTACTTCTTTACAACTCCATGAAGTAACACTTGGATTACCATCACGTTCTACTTTTCTTTTTTGTTCTAAACAATCTGCAATATTAGCTTTAGGTGAATAGCCTTCTAATTTACCATTCATATACATTAATAATGCAAATACAACTTCAATCATTATTTACCTCTAACGGTATCTAATTCTTTTTCTAGTTTATCTACTTTCTTTTCTAATTGAGATATTAATACTTTTGTATGAACGTTTTCTTCTAATTGTTTAGAATGTTTTTCTATTGTTTTAGCTTGATATTCAATCAACATAAATAATTCTTGGTTCTTAGGGGTTTGATCTGCTTTTTTAAGCAAATCTTGAGCCATTAACTTTTCATTAGTCTCTAATCTATTTAATCTTTCAACAATACCAAAATAAGTCCATACCGCTACAACAATAGCAGATATAATAGCTACTATATTTTTAATAGGTAAGGCTACACTTGTTTGATCACTTAATTTTAAATCACTCATTTTTTTTATCCTTATCCATTATATCATAAAAAAATTTATCAGTATTATCTGTTTTCCATGATCTATTTTCTACATTCCATTCATTAGTTTGTACTTTATAGTCCGGCCAATGTGTTGAAGTTGTAAAGCTAGGAATACTCCACAGAATACGATTATTAGGTTGAGCTGCAAAATTACCGTTATCAAGAGCCAAAACGTGAGCACACTTATGCTGATCAGGAATTTCGGAATGTTCAGTATCCAAGATATTAGGTTCTGGATGCGCCCAATCAATTGTAAATAAATATTGTCCATGAATAAATTTCTTATCCTTTCCTAAATATTTACAGCGCTGACCTATTAAAAAATCAAAAGTAGTAACAGAAGGATAATAACTAAATGAATTCCATAGCTCAAGATCTTCGAGATCTGAATGTTCCACTTTTCCTTGATGCACAGAACTGCTGTCTCCTCCTTGAAGAAAAGCACTGATAGGAAGCCTCCAGAATATTGCACCATTCGTAAGTAAAGCATGAAATAGGATTGCACGCCCTGGAATACTTGCAATAGCAAAGACCACACAATCTTCAGTTTCGCCGTGATGTTCTCGTAAGTCATATAAATACTCTCTCCTTATTTTACAATATATAGGTGGTATGTTAGCATTTAAATAAGACATTACAAGTTAACATTTCCATCTTCTTCTTGCTTGTCTTATTCTAGAATTAGGGTCTTTTGCTGCATTTGGAAACATCTTCATTTGTCCTGCAGATCTTGCACAATATGATTTACGTCTTGCAGCGTTTTTTGGTCCTGGATTATCTTCTGTAACAGCTGTTGATAACTTAGAACCAGGATTCATTCTTCTGTAGGCTTTAACACCAGCTTGTGTCATTCCAGCACCCGCCTCAGTTGAACGATAGTTTTTTTTATTTCTTGGTGGCATTCCACCTTTTTCATAACCAACCATCATTCCAAGATTGGCCATTAATACTTTTGAATTTTTATTTTTATCAGATTCTTCTGCTTCCTCATCAGATAATCTAGCTCTTTGTGATTTGGTTGTTTTAGATTTTATAGAAGATCTATTACTTAATCCATAAAGATCTTGAGCATCATCATAAAATGACGTGCCAGTAAATTGACTCGTCTTATAAATAGGCATTGAAATTATTTATCTATAAATAAAGTAATAGTTAAAGCACTTATATTATTTGTAACACCAATACCATCAATGATGCCTGTGCCATTTCTTCCAGCATATAAAACTCCGTCTTCTGGAAGATTTAATGTTTCTGTTCCACCTGCTGGAACTTGGATTGGAATATAAACTTGTGTGTTAGTTGAACTACTAACAGTTGTAACATTTGCTAAACCATTAATGATTGCAGCACCAGAACTTCCTGTAGATTGGATCATAAATCCTCTTAATCTTGTAGGACCTGCAAATAATATTGCATTACTTGATGAGCTTGCGCATATGACTGGTTTTACATCTGACTTCATATTTTTCTCCTTATAATTTAAGGAGCCCTTACGAGCTCCTTAAAAATTAATTTATTATGCTACTTGTGAATATTCAATTAACCATCTAAACGAACCACGCGCACTTGGTGTAGTTGTGTTAGTGATGTTTAAATATATATCTCTAGCTGCAGAAGCATACAACGGACTTGCCGCTGGTGATGCACTTTGAGCAGTAGTGTTTAACAAAGTAGTATTGTAGAAAGCTCCTGCTGGAACAGATGTTCCTGAAGCAAGAACATCATCAGCATCAGTTGCTACAATTTGAGCTCCTGAAGATGAAGTTCCAACCTCATAACCAATATTTCCTGATGTAACAGTTGCAGTAGTTACACATAATAGTGATATTCTTCTGATAACTGTATTAGCTGGTTGAGCAAATGTAGAAATACTATCTCCAGTAGTTGCGCTTAATGTTCCTGTAACAATACCTTGTAACATAACAGCTGGTGAAGTTACTACTGTACCGGCTTGATTGATTACAAAATTATTTGTGTATTCTCCAGTTGTAGAGTTTTGAGTTGCCCCAATAAATCCACCTAATGATCGGACTGGACCCGAAAAAGTTGTTAGTGCCATAGTTATATTCTCCTAGTTAATCCAATCTAGTCTCTAGGCCGTCGACTATACGCGTCTAGATCAGAAGTTAATATATAGTTATTTGATTATAAAAGAAAAAGGGGCCTGTGTAAACACAAGCCCCTTTTAAAGACTCTTAATTAATATTAAGCAGCTCCTGGTGAACCAAAGATTCCTCTAGCGTCAGAAAAGCCGAAGCTGTATCTTTCTCTAGCTTTAAATCTTACGTTACCAGTGTCAAAATCACCTTCAATCGCTGTTTTAATTGGCGATCTTACAAAGTGTTTTAAACCGTTTGGAGCATCAGTCATTATGAAGAATGCATCTGTGTCAGTTAAAAAGTGATTAACTCTATAACCTTGTGGAATCATTCCCATATTTTTGATTGCATTAATATCATTGTCAGCTGTAGCGACTCTAAGAGGTGATTTTAAAATTCTCTCAGCAGTAAATTGTAATTCTTTTGGAATAATCAATTTAGTTCCTTGAAGAGCTATTTTTAAACCTCTTTCGTCTACAAAAGCCGCAATATCAATTAATGATTGCTCTAATGAAGTTTCTGACAAATCAGCAGGTGTAGCAAGTTCGTTTGAGAACGTACCACCGTTTGCTAATGGATGGTTTGTAGCACAAAGCTCCACACCATCACCACCAGTTACACCACTATTAAAAGCATTGTTTAGAACGTCAGCCGCAATCTGTTGTTTAGTTTGCGACATTGATCTAGCTAATGCTCTAGTGTATCTAGCTGCAAGTCTATCGTAAAGGTTATCTTCAATTGCTTCCTCAGTTATCGCAAATGCTAATGCAAATGTTTGGTGAGTATATCTTGAAGTGTACGCTTCTGTAGCATCGTCAAACACTACTGGAGCACCTTCACTTTTAGCTGCTGCTGCTGCAAAACCAGATAACATTACTTCTTCTTCGAAAGCTCGATCAGAAGTTTCTGTTATAAAGATTTCAGCATGCTCATTGTCATATCTATTGTATTCCAGGCCGAATAGTGCATTCAATCCTGGCTCTAGTTCTTTAACTAGCTGCGAACGTGATATAGCCATATTTTATTCTCCTATTATAAGCCTGTTCCGCCTTGACGGAAAAAGTGATTGTTAATTCTAACAAGAACTCCAACATTGGATGATACGTTAACATCACTGTTAAACACATCTTGTGATATATCAATTGCTTGAACCACATATGTTCCTGTTGTACCAGATTGAGACACGTTTAGGGTTACTTTAGATATCCCTGTTTGTGTCGCTCCTGTTACGTTTGTTACGTTATAGTTTTTAAACAAATCCGCAACAACGAAAGTAGCATTAGCTTTTATTTCAAATACTGTATCCGGTCCATCAATAACCATAGCGATAATATCGCTAGCATTGATTGAGCCTGGGTAGTAATTACTAAAAGTTGGCTTCTGAGTTGTTGGATCTGTATAAAAACAACCATTAAAAACACCTACAACCGCATCAGAATCTCCAGCAATAGCTCTTGAAATATTTCCAGAGTCTAGTGGTTTTACTAGGTCTCCTTGAAATATTGCTGTAGAGTTGTTTGCAGCAATTCTGTAACGATTTTGAGCGTTAATAAATGGGCTTCCGTTAAGTTGTCTAGATGGTTTTAAACCATATTGTTCAACTACGTTTGGCATATTTATTTTCTCCTTGTTAAGTTTTTATACAGTGGTCGACTTTTGTCAAAAAATTATGACTTACGTCCACCACCAAAAGTTACGCGAGATTGTCTACTAATATTAATAGGCATCTCCGGTCGTTGTTCCTTCATCAGATCGTGATCAATCGCTGTAATTCTGTCTCGAGTAATTCTTTTAAAATACTCTGAGCGCGATCTTACAATCTCTTCCGGTATCCTAGCCAACACTAGGCCAGCAACCCCGATCAACCCTGCGTATCTGCCGTCATGGATGACTGGATAATTATGTTCTCCGATTTGATTTTTAATCTCTTCAGCTTTTACAAATACCCAACCTTCTCTCATTTTCTTCGATACATTTGCAGTATCTTGAAAACCCATTGACTCGACTCTAATCCATCTATGGACAAAGCCGTCTGGCGCAGGTGGTGCATCCAGAGATGA